GTAACATCACCGCTGAAAATGAAGGCACTGTAATCAGTGCCATCAGCAATCATAAAAGCCTTATTGGTAACAGCAATACTGTCGTCAATAAAACTTATCTTAGCTCCAGTTACCGCATCGTCAGCAAGGCGAACAGTGGTTACGAATCCAGCTGCCTCAATAGCATCAAGGCGAACGTCTCCAGCATTCGTCTCCGTTAAGATCTGGTCAAATTCTGCGTCCACCTTGGTAGCACTAATGGCTACCGGAGGTGTCGCATCACGATCAGTCTCGAAGTCATGTAGTCTTGTTAATGTTGCCATCCCTTAGACTCCGTTAAATTATGCAGACAATGGGCCAGTTGTTAATCCACCTTGGCCTACTATGTACCATTTTGAGTTTGTATACAGAAGATGAACAGAGTCACCAACATCAGCAAACGTAATAGTTGTATATCCACCCCCACCACCTGCTGGTGTGAGAACCGAAGTTCCACCATCAACCACCATTACTACGTATAGATGCTGTCCTTCTGCACCTGCTGCTAAAGTCCACGCATCCGTACTGGTGGAAGTAAGCTCTGCAATAGCCCCAGTAATAGGACATGCACCAGCACCACTAAGAACAGCCGTTGCTGACAGGATAGGAATCTCATCCGTTTTCTGTGATACATTAAGCTCCGCTATAATCCCAGAGATATCATCCTGAATGTCAGACGAATTCAAATCTGGATCTAAGTTTGCACCCCAAGGTGCTTTGCCTGTACCTTCACGCCTCGTGTCAGTATAGGAACCTGTTTGAGTTACAGTTGCCATCTTGCTCTCCTTAAGTTATTAATCGTTAGCTCTAAACCCTGCGTTTGCATATTTTACACCATAAAAAGCTATGCTAATGTCAGCCGTATGAGTTGCTGTCCATGAAAATTTAATAGCTCTGCCCATACCAACCATCGGGATTAAAACTTTATTTACATCTGGGAAATCCCAGTAAGCCTCATCCCAAAACACCTCATCCCACTCAGAAAAAAGCGACTGTAAGTAGAACGTCTTATAAGATATCGTATCAAAATCAAAATAGACATCCAAGTTAAACAAGCCAGCAGACCCGCTCCCTTTGAACTGGAAATATTTGAACATCTTTTTTATACTGATGTTATCAAACCATAACCAAGGCGTGTCCCACTTCCATACCACGTTGGTAGAGTCATCACCATCACCGTATACATCATTACTACTTGAGTCTACGTACTCCCTATAAACTCTGCCAAACTCTCCACCACTCAATATCTCGTCATCTGGAGTTCTAACTGATTCGTAAATAGTTACATCTCTATCCTCCATCCATGCTTTGATCTCGTAGTCGTATATATAACGTCTACTGATAGATGGAATATTAATCCAAAACTCATTCTCAGTCTTATGGTTTACAACATTAACCTGATCCCCATTGGCAACAGCACGCAAAAGTGGATTGATTCGGTCACGTATATTGTCACTTAGCTTCTTTGTTTTTAACCCTTGGACAATAAGCTCATTCTTCATTGAGTTTAAGCCATCAGTCTCAACCAAGTAGTTGTCTAGACCAACTTCGTCCATAGCGCGATGACTCATGGAGCCTGTGTTGTATACTGTCTTATCTATTGCTATATCGGAAAACGTAGCAGGTACCGTATATGTTACTATGTGATTCTTCAACGCAACAATTAGAGAATTAGTTTGCCCAAGCCTGTTAAGTCCCGTGATGGTATCTCCCCTAGCAAGAACAGCAGCTAGATCAATATCAATAAAATCAGAACTCGTACTCCAATCATCTTCATCGTCTACTGCGCTCCCTACAAACTGAGTTTTGCGATTTGTAATACCAGAAAGCCAGACCCTGTTATTAAGGGAAAACACATACTTCCCTTTTGGGGGAGTATCTAATAAGTCAATAGCAAAGTAACCAGTGTGTGCTGACGGAGCAGTTGTTCCATCATTCAATGAACCAGTTGTCTCCGTATGATTAGCACCAAGAGTTAATGGAGAAGCGTTCTGTAACTTTCCTTCCCCTGATACTGTATGGTAGTAAACATTCCAACCTGTAGCTCCTTGTAATGCAGCAAGTGCAGTAACAGTAAGAAGATCATTGGTTGGTACTACTTGCGTTACTTCTTCCGAGGCAATAGACTGACCACCTGCAGTGACATATGTGACCGTAACATAATACGTGCGACCCGCTTTAGATCCTGATGTAGTTGTTCCTGTACCGGGAACTACTGGCTTCGGTGTGTACCCATACTTAAAAGCATTGTCTGTTCCATTACTAAGTACCATCTTATTACTGAACATAGCCCAATTAAGAGGAGTGTCAACAGTAAGCCCAGTTTTTAATACAACATCAAATGCGCCAGTAGAGGCTGTATATCTTAATAGCCTGCTATCGAACTGCCCTAACACTTCAAACGTACCGGGATAGTCACCTTCATAGACAGCAAGCATTTCACATCTAGGGCCAGCCTTTAACAAATCATAAATTATATCTTGTGTTGCATCTGCAGACCAGCCACTATTTTTAGTGTCAGAAGAAAAAGCTGTTGTTGCATCACCGGGACTAGATGAATCCGTTCCCATGTCTACTGAGTTGCTTACGCTCCCACCATCGTACTCAAGTAAAACAGCATAAGCAGCAGCACCTGCTACATAGGGTTCCTCAAATGTAAACTCGTACAATACATAGGAACCTGTCAAAGTAGCTGCCATTAAATGTATCGACTCAGCAACTAGTGCTGATCCAGTGGGGATACCAGCAGCAGATGTCCAAATTTGCGCTTTCATCGCTCCCACAGGCGAACCTGTCTTCTTTAGATAAAACTTAACACTCTGCACTGACTCGCTAGCTAGAGTAATAACAAAACCAACATGCTCATTATTCCCAGAGTACATTGATATTGCATCATCCCGATTCCCTACAGCGTATGAATCTATGCTATTCCCCGATGCATGTTTGGCAGCTATGCTGTTAAAGAATGTACGGCCTCTGCGCTTACTAACCTCTCCATTCAAAGCAACCCTTGAGTTTTGAAGCTCTGTAGCAAAGTCTGCCGAGATATTCCCCTCACCAACAGCAATATCAAACAAGCCCTTATTATTGGACTCAAATATTTTTTGCTTTAAAGGCATTTAGTAACTTCCAGCTATATCGTTTACGGGATTGTAGTTCTTCCTAGTCAATGGTCTAAACCTTACAGACCCACGATTTCTAGCCTGTACCTTCTTTAAAAGGTTACTAGCTAATGCCATCTCTCTATCTCGCTTCGCAAAATCCTGATCGTACTCGGCATACTTGCCCTTCACCATATGGCGAATTATTACTTCTTCATGTGGAGTTGTATCTGAATCAGAAGCCAAATCATTAAGCTCTCTCTGATACCAGTATGTCATCACCTTGCCATTCTCTGAGGAAGTAGGTGTTGGGAATACTTTAATTTGGTCAACCTGAGAAGAATTTTTACCCCAAGGAACCCATATATAAGGAAGCCCAGTATCCCCTGTCATTATGTAACGCTGAAACTCCTGATTAGTCTTAACCTTCTTGACGAACTGATCGTCAGAGTCTATGTAAAACCTCTCCCCTATAATAAGATTCACATCTGCATCAGATGCCAGCACATACTGTTCCGTATCGGTAACAAGAGTAACATTAGCTGTCTCCTTGAGGATGTTGAACCGCCCAAGTATATTAATTTCAGCTATAGCTTCATTGATATAATCAAGAATGCGTTGCTTAGCATCATTCACTAGACTTGACGAAGAATCAAGACCAAGGTCACGCAGTATTGGATTTCTAATTGTAGATAGACTCATTTCCCCTCCATCACCTTAGTCACCACATCGCCCCAGAGCTTTGCCTGAGCTTTTGCGTCATGGTTCTCATGTACTTCGTTGTATGCGTTCTTCCCCATCTTGCCCCTCTCCATAGGATGCGTAATGAGATACTCTAAATAAGTTTCAGCCTCTTCCAGCGTGTTGTACAACATCCCTGTAACCCCATGTTCCACCACATTTGAATACGGTGGAATGTTTTTCATAACACATGGCACTTTTAACGCTGAATACTCTATCCATTTAATGGGACTCTTGCACCTGTTAAAGAGATCATCTTGCAATGGAATAATAGCTACGTCAGAATCAATCAATGCCTGCTTATATGGGTGCGCATAAGTATGTACCCAATGATGATGAAAATGCTGCCCTTGTTTTACATCCTTGAACAAACCTTTGAACTCTTGCCCACAAACCTCAAGCTTGAGTTTCTTGTGCTTCTTTAAAAGATCCTTTATTAATGGAGCAACCTCTACCAAGTCATGATAATGTGATGAGCCTCCATGCCAAGTCAATCTTGTAAAACCATCGTTAACAAACTTCTTGGGAGTCCATTGGTCAAAGTCAAGCAAGTTGGGAAGCACATAAGTATTAGGGTTGTACTCGCTATAGAAATCTGCAAGCTCTTGAGTGGTAGTAGTTAATGCATCTGCTTGTCGCAAACATTCCTTAGCAAACTTAGTCTTCTTCTTGTTCCTTTCTATATCAAACTCACACGTGCCGTCTTTCCAAATCTGTACATCCTTGCCATCAACCCTAACGGTTACATCTTCCACTCCCATATCCCTATAATGAGGACTAAGCGGGTTCAGGTTGAAAACATTATCATCGTGATCTATAATTATCTTCTTGGGAATAGACTTATGCTGCCTTAAGTTAGTGATCAGAGATAACATCTTTTCACTGCAAGCTCTTGGCATAAATACAACATCAGCTTCCTGAAGCAACTGAAACAAATCAGCGTCAGGACAGTCAACGCCACCAAGGGCTATATCGTAACCATCAACCTCATTAAGGAACGTCAATGGTTGCGAGATCCTATAGATACCACAAGCTCCATTGTCCCTTACAACACCACAAACATTTATATCTTCTTTGGGAAACATTAGCATCTCAAGAACGCTTTAGAAATACTTTGTACCATCGTTATCCGTCTTAAACTCTGGGTGGTCAACGAAGAATCTGTTGACTGCCTTCTCCATTGCTTTCTGATCGCCATCCATTATGTCTTTGTACTTGTCCTGCATGAGAAAGATGTTAGGTACCGTTCCACGCTTACGCATCCTGCGTCCATCAGTCCATCCGTTGTCACCAGTTTTACGTTCAAAGTCTGCAAGCTGAGCAGCTGGGTCAGTATCCTGAATAGTCTGGACGTTATACTTATTAGCTTCAGTAGAAAATCTAGTAGCTAGATCACCTATCTTATTGTCGTCTTGTTCCATCATATCGACCCCGCCGGTCGCCTTCTTTTACTTTTATTTCTTTCTCTAATTATCCCTACCCCTTCACCAGTAAATCGTTCCATACCAAAATCTCTCATATTATAATTCGTACCCGGATCTAACTTCATGCCGGGTATTTGGTACCGCGTCTGTCCCAGCATATTTTGTTTCCCTTGCTCCCCCAGAAGTTCTTCATATTCTTGTGCTAATTTCTGTTCCCTCTCAACTATAAACCTATTATCTTCATCTGGCATTTCCCGAATGCGGGAATCTAGTCCTATCGGACTAACTTCGCCACTTAAGAAAGCCCTTATCTTATCTAAGATCATAAGCTGTTCTTCATTAAACTGTCCCGTACCATCTGTACGCTCAAAACGCTCACGCTCTTCTGGATCTGTTAACCCCTCTGGTAAAATTCCACCACGTATTAACTCATCTCCACCAGATGTCATCATGTAAGCAGGGAAGCTTTCAAAATTGCTACCAGTTTCCCCCTGATAATTCTTTTTAAACAAGAACTCTGCCTCCTGTAGCTGGTCTTCTGTAAGACTCAACAACAGTGCCTTCTTTAGTGCCATAAACTCTGGGCTAAAATCTGTTCCATCTTCTTTCTTACCACCTAGCTGATGCAGAAGCTCTCCCATAAGGAAACCCTTCTTGTCATCGGTACTCCCCATCCTACCCTTGCGTAACTCAACACGTAGATGATCTGGGTTCCCCGGTGCTGGCTTATTCGGTGGCCCTTCTTCTCCCGGTAGATATGTTTCACCAAATCCTCTATCTCTAATACTTCCCAACCTGATATCTATAGGAGTATCACCAAAAGCTTGAGCCAACCCCGGCTTACTTTCTCTGAGATCACTGAATGCTTTATCAATCTGCATTCTATTCAATGTGGGGTTTGCTCTTAAGTCTGCCATATACAATAAAGGGGGCCAGTTTTTAGGTGACCCCCGTTAAGGTTACGAAGTTTACGAAGTAGTAAGCCCCGTGATTTTACCAGACGCAGCCTCGTTGAGAGACTCAAGAGTCCACTCAGCTTCGGTCATGCCTCGCCTAGATGATCCAACCTTGGCGATAGGAGTATGCTTAACAGGTCGCAACATTGCGACTTTCCACATTTCCTTCTGGAGTTGAACAATGATCGTTGTAGTCATATAACGATCAAGTATGATACGCTGCATACCGAAATCACTCTCGTAAACGTCAAGGCTAGCAATCAATTTCTTGCTTGAAGCTTCAATGTTACGAGTTTGACTTGCAGTGAATGCACTGATCTGACGTTTCTGGAACCCATTTGCATAGGTCGTGTCAGGATTTCCACCACTATCAAAGATAGTTTGCAGGTTATCATTATACATCGACTCAGTTAAAGCCTCAGAGCCTGCAGAACCTGTTTCTACGTTTGTTGCGATGAAAGAAAGTACACCACGTGCATTACGTGCAGTACCTGCTGAAGCACCAGATGCTGAAGTACCACTAACGATATCTACTTCCATATCGGTAGCCATAATCTTCAGGGCTTTCGCCAACTGGTACTCGTACTCACCACCTTTTACGCCAGCCTTATCGACTGCGTCCAAGGTATCAGAAACTTCAAACGACCTACGGTTGATCTGACAGTAGTTACCTACTCTCGTCCGTGCCGCCAACGCAACAGCAGTGAAGACTGCGCCTTCAGCTACTTTCCCGTTAGAACCAGCAGCGAGTGAATCAGTCATCCACTCATGCAAAGTCCCAGAAGCCTTACCCTTGCCAAAACCTGAGAGCATGGGCGTTTCTGTTGGTGAGATGTTTACAATAATATCAAGCAGGTCTTCTCGATTACCAGCTTGATTATAAGTCTCAAAAGCCATTTGAAACTCTCCTATAATATTATTACTAAGGTCGCCACGTATGGCCCCTGCCAGCCAAGAGTTTTGCAAAATCCTTAACATTCCCACCACGCAAATCAGTTACATCGCTTCTAAAAGAAGGCTGTCTCTGCTGTTGTGATTGGGTTTGAGGGGCAGTATAACCTGCCATCGGAATTGGTTCTTGACGAGGTGCTGGTGCGTGCCCAGTAATCTGTTGGTATTTAGCAGCATCAACCATAAGCCGACTAAGCTCAGCAGCTAATACCATGTCCTGCGGATGATTCTTGAAGTTTGGCCCAATGATGCTTTCCAACATCGGATAGGCTTGCGTCTTCAACGTCTTGTAGTATTCGCTGTTGGGATCACTCACGAATGAATAATTATCCCTCACGTATTGATCGGAGTTAAGCCTCATAACCTCTTGTTGTTTTACAATAGATTGTGCATTCAGTTGGGCTTGGGAAATCTGATCCTTCTGCCTAACCAACTCCTGAC